CCGCCGAGCTGCTGGAGAAGGACCCCGCTCAGGCGGAGCGATTCTTCGGGAACAGGGTCGTTGCCGGCGCGGGGTCCTTCCTCGCGGCTGGCTTGTGGGAGCAGACCCAGGCCGATCGTGACGTCGACGATGGGGCGATGGTCGCGCTGGGATTTGACGGATCGGACTCGGACGACTGGACCGCGATTCGACTGGTCGAACTGTCGACGCTGCACCGGTTCACCCCGAGGTACGGTCCAGATGACCGCCCCACGTGGTGGAACCCCGCCGAGTGGGAAGGCTCAATTCCCAGGACCGAAGTCGATGCTGCCGTCGAGGAGATCTGCGCACGCTACGACGTGGTGCGGGCCTATTGCGATCCCCCGGACTGGCGGACCGAGATAGGCGACTGGGCGCTACGCCATGGCGAGAAGCGTTTCATGGAGTGGCCGACGTACCGGCTGCTGGCGATCCACGCCGCACTCGAGCGGAACGTCACGGACCTCGCGTCCGGCCGTTCGACGCACGACTCGTGCCCGGTCACGGAACTGCATTATGCGAACGCCCGCAAGCTCGCCCGCAACTCCCAGCGGTATGTGATCGGCAAGGCTTCCCAGAAGCAGAAGATCGATCTTGCGATGGCGGACACTCTGGCCCACGAGGCTGCCTGCGACGCGATTGCTGCTGGAGCGTTGACCGTGAAGAAGAAGTCCCGACGAGCGTTCGGCATCTGAAAGCCTGGAGGAGGGCCGTGGACGAGAAGGATCTGCGCGCCCTAGCCGGGGAACTTCTGCGCAAGCTGGACATCCAGCGCCGTGAACTGAAGATCTATCGGGACTACTACCGAGGTGACTTCCCACTGCCGTATGTGCCGAACGCGGCGCTCACGGAGTACCTGCCGCTGCTGTTGCGTTCACGGTCCAACTGGTGCCGGAAAGTCGTCGACATCACGGCGCGGCGACTGGTGGTGATCGGCGTCCGGTCGAACGCGTCCGATGCCGAGGCGCTGTGGGACGTGTGGCAGCGGTCCAGGATGGATGCCCGGCAGCAGATCGTGCACCGCTCAGCGACCCGGTACGGGATCACGTACGTGACCGTTGGCCGAGGCTCGACAGCGGCAGATGGAACGGTGACCGGTGGCGACGTGACGATCCGGGCGCACTCGCCGTTGAACGTCGCTCACTTAGAGGATCCAGCAGACCCAGATCTGGTGACCGCGGCTGTTCGATCCTGGTCCTCGACTGGCGGGCAGCGGTTCTCGTACCTGTGGACCCCTGATGAGTGGGTGCTGTTCCGGCTGGACGCGGCGGCCCGCAAGTCGGTCATCGATCGGGGCGAGCACGGTCTGGGTCAAGTGCCTGTGGTGCCGTTCAAGAACCTCGTCGAAGAAGACGGGACCTACACGTCTGACCTGCAGATCGCGCTTCCGATCCAAGACCGCATCAACCAGACGATCGCCGACCGGCTGATGACACAGACCTACGGTGCGCACCGGCAGCGCGTGATGATCGGCCTGGAACTCGAGGACGATGAGGACGGCCAGCCCAAGATCCCGTTCCGCCCTTCCGTGGACCGGACCTGGTTCGTGGAGGATGCCGGCGTCAAGATCGAGGAGTTCGCCGAGACCGCGCTGGCGCCGTTCATTGCTGCGGCGGAGGCCGACATCAAGCACCTGGCATCGCTGACAGACACCCCACCTCAGGACCTTCTCGGCGAGATGGTGAACATCTCGGCCGAGGCGCTCAAGGCCGCGCAGTCCGCGAACTCCGCGAAGGTTGCCGACCGGGCCCTGGCGTTCGGGGAGAAGCATGAGCAGGTCCTGAACTTGGTCGCGGTGACAGCCGGACTGGAGCCAGACCCGCAGATGGAGATCGTGTGGAAGGACACCGAGCCGTACTCGGAGTCCCAGCGTATGGACGCCCTGTCGAAGAAGCGTGATCTCGGAGTGCCTCTGCAGACGATCTGGGCGGAGATGGGTTACAGCCCAGCGCAGATCACTCAACTGATGGGCCAGGTCGAGAGCGAAGCTCGGCTCGCTGCGAGCTCGGTAGGACCCACCGGCGCGTAGAGCGCCACCACACCCCTGTTCACTCGCGACGGGTGAACAGGGCTACTGATCCCCGGACCGCGCGAGGCGGTTCGGATGCACTCCCAGGAGGCCGCGATGGCTGCACCATCCATGCTCGGAGAGATCATCGGATACCGCAAGGACGGCCGGGCGATCCGGCTGATCGGTGGTGGATCTGAGGACGAAGGGCACCCCAATGGTCCGCCCCCTGAGGGCGACGTGGCCGGCAAGCAGGACCCGCCCGACGGCGGCAAGACCGACGAGCTCGGCGAGAACGGCAAGGCCGCGCTCGACAAGGAGCGGGCCGCCCGGCGCGAAGCCGAGAAGCGCGCCAAGGCGAACGAGGACGCCGCCAAGCGGCTGGCTGAGATCGAGGAATCGAACAAGACCGAGCAGCAGAAGGCGATCGACCGCGCGGAGAAGGCGGAGCGGGAGGCCGCCGAGCTGCGGCAGCAGGTACTGCGACGCGACGTCGCAGCCGCCAAGGGCATCCCCGCCGAGCTCGCGGATCGTCTCCGCGGTGACGACAAGGAATCGCTCGAAGCCGACGCCGACACGCTGCTGGCCTTGGTGAAGCAGCCCGCCCCCAGCAAGGGGGCCCCACAACCGCCTTCGGGCGATGACAAGTCCCGCGCGAAGAACCTCTCGGAGGCGCTTCGACAGCGCATGACCCCTCACTCGTAACCCCAGCAGGGGTGCGATCCATGAAAGGAAACCACCATGGCAATCACCCTTGCCGAAGCACAGGTCAACGCCCAGGATGACGTCGACTTCTTCGTCATCGACGAGTTCCGCAAGTCCAGCTATCTGCTGGACGCAATGACGTTCGACGACGTCGTGAATCCGTCCGGAGGCGGCGCGACGCTGACCTACGGATACACGCGGCTCACGGTCGAGCGTGGCGCCGCCTTCCGTGCGGTCAATGCCGAGTACACCCCGGCGGACGCCACTCGAGTGCGGTACACGGTCGACCTCAAGCCGCTGGGCGGCTCGTTCCCGGTCGATCGGATTCTGGCCAATCTCGGCCCCGCAGCGAGCAACGAGGTCACGTTCCAGCTGCAGCAGCTGGTCAAGAGCGTGCGCACGAAGTTCCAGTCGGAGCTGATCCTTGGCGACGTGGGCGTCGATGCCAACGGCTTCGACGGCCTCGACGTGGCCCTGGCTGGCTCCGCCACGGAGGTCGTCCCCGGAGGCGCGACTGCCTACGTCGACTGGACGAATACCACCATCACCTCGGAGACGAAGGCGCAGGAGGCCCTCGACGTTCTCGACGAGTTCCTCGCCCTTCTCGATGGCGTGCCGTCGGCGATCCTGGGCAACGTCAAGAGCATCGGCCGTATCCGAGCCCTGGCCCGCCGTTCCGGCTACTACAGCCGGGCCGAGGACGCCTTTGGCCGGCAGGTCGAGTTCTACGGGACATCGGCCTTGATCGATCTCGGCCAACTCCCCGCGTCCAGCGATCCGATCATCCCGATCGAGACCCGGGACCCCGACGCTGGTGGGGCGGGCGGCAACATCACCGGGCTGACCGACATCTACGCGGTGCGCCTGGGACTGGACGGCCTGCATGGGGTGTCCATGGCGAATCAGCAGCTCGTCAACACCTGGCTGCCCGACTTCGCCACCTCCGGTGCGGTGAAGAACGGGGAGGCGGAGATGGTGGCCGCATCCGTGCTCAAGGCGAGCAAGGCCGCCGGCGTGCTGCGCAACGTGAAGGTGCAGTAGTCGTGCGAGTGACCGCTCCGGTCGCTGGTTTCGCTGGTGTCGTGGTCGGCGTCGTCTTCACGGACGGCGTCGGCCACACCAGCGACGCGACGGCGCTTGGGTACTTCAGGCGCCGCGGCTACACGGTCGAGCCGGATTCGGCGTCGTCCCGTGCTGGGGGGACTCCGTCGGAGCCACTGGAGATCCCGCAGAAGCGATCGGACCACCAGGCCCGCAAGGCGCCAAGCAAGCCGCGCCGCAAGGCACTTAGCCGCGTCGAGGAGTGAGCGTGCCGATCATCACCGTCGCAGAGCTCGAGGCATACCTGCAGCAGGACCTCTCGGACTACGCGACGGAGGCTGGGGACGCCGTCGCGGCGGCCTCCGGCGCGGTCGAGGAGCACTGCCGCCGGCAGTTCGGCTTGGTCGTGGACGACGAGCTGACGATGCGCTGGCGACCCAGCATCGTGCTGCCCAACCCTCCTGTCGTGACTGTCACATCGTTCCAGGTTGACGGAGTCGACAGTGACTACAGCATCGATGAATCTGGGCGCTACTGGCCGAGGTCCACTGGGGAGCAGATCTCCGTCACGTACACGCACGGATATGACTCGATTCCCGAGACTCCGCGCCTGGTGGCCAAGCGACTGGCTGCCCGGATCTTCAAGAATCCGGTCGGACGAGTCTCCTACAGCGTCGACAACGCCTCGATGCAGATGTCGCAGGATGTGTCTCCGAGGGTGCTGACCGGCGACGAGATGGCCAGCCTGGTCAAGTACCGGCTGCGGCGGTCCTCACAGTGATCGACGTCGAGTCCAACGTCGTCGACCTGGAGCAGCTGCTCG